TTTAAATGAAGAATTTAAATTTAAAACAACATCCATTATACAAAGATTATTATGGAACTGAAGATGGTGGTGTTTACAGTAAAAAATTTAAATCTGGTAGAATTAAACAACTAAACCCGATGCGTTTAAACACTGGATACTACTTATTGGGTTTATGCTATCAAAAACAACGAATACAAATTTTACATCATAAATTTATTGCTGATATATTTGTTTCAAACCCAAATAATTATACTGAAATAAATCATAAAGATGAAGATAAATCAAATAATTGCTCTAGCAATTTAGAATGGTGTGACAGATGTTATAATATGCAGTATTCTAAACATAAGTTAGTTGACTGTAATGCTAAATGGTATGTTATTGAAAATAGGAAAACAGGTGAGATATTTAAAATATTTAATTTAAAACAATGGTGTGAAGAAAATAATGTGAATAGAATATCCGCTCATAAAGTTGTTAATGGTAAATGGAGACATACCAAAAATTTTATTATAAAAAAATTGGATACTGCAAACTGAAATTATGGTGGAGTGTAACTTTAAATAGTATGGAACTGAAGGATTGGTTAAATTCTATCAATAGTACAAAGCAAAATATTTTAGACGAAGATTCATCTGTTACTAAAGAATATCCTCCATTCATTATTAACAAGTGTATGTCTGGGCATATTGATACTGTGCTATATGCAAATGAAATGAATATGAATCATAGCTTGGACAAAAAGCTACAATATGATTTTTATATAAATATTGTCAGGAAACGGAAGAGATTTTCTCCGTGGCTAAACAAAAATAAGATCAAAGACCTTGATGTAGTCAAATCTTACTATGGTTATAGTAATGAAAAGGCTGAACAAGCTTTGAAAATTCTTACTGAAGAACAAATTAATTTTATTAAATCAAAATTTGAGATTGGAGGAACAAAATGAGTGTTGTTCAAGAACCTGAAGTCCATTGGTCTCCCGACCAAATGGTTGAAATTATTTTGAATGAACCTGATGATTTTTTGAAGGTTCGTGAAACACTTACCCGTATTGGTGTTGCAAGCAGAAAAGAAAAAACACTTTATCAATCTTGCCACATTCTTCACAAACAGGGCAAGTATTACATTGTACACTTTAAAGAATTGTTTGCCCTTGATGGTAAACATGCAAATTTAACTGTTAACGATGTTCAACGTCGTAATCGTATTACTCAATTACTTGCTGACTGGGGATTGATTACAATTGTAAACGTTGATAAAATCTTAGACATTGCACCACTAAATCAAATCAAAGTTCTTTCTTACAAAGAAAAAGATGAGTGGACTCTTGAAACCAAATATAATATTGGTAAAAAAAAGAAAGCCGAAGAATAAATAGTATTGAGACTTTCGTGCGGTCTCTACGAAGTTTGGAACATACCCAAAGAGGTTCGGTTTTTACTGAGCCTCTTTTTTTAATTAGTATCCTATATAATATTGAATGCCTTCGGGGTTCACAAAACACAAACTCGCTTTCTAAGGAGCTACAATAATGAACAGCATCACACGATATACTGCCTCAGATCTTCCTGCGTTAATGGATAGGATTACACGTAATAGTATTGGTCTAGATCAATACTTTGATCGACTACTTAATCTTCACGAAACTTCAACAAATTATCCTCCATATAATCTTGTACAGGTAAATAATGTAGAATCTCATTTAGAGATTGCCCTTGCAGGATTTAAAAGGGAGGAGGTAAATGTCTTCACAGAGTATGGAAAACTTTTTGTCGAGGGGCAAAAATCAGATACAGAATCGGATAGGACGTTTGTCCACAAAGGTCTGGCTCAAAGAAGTTTTAAACGGGCGTGGACACTATCCGACGACACCGAAGTCCGAGAAGTCAGCTTTGAAGATGGATTACTTACCATTCGATTAGGTAAGATTGTTCCCGAGCATCATGCACGAAAAAATTATCTATAAATAGTATTGAATATCGTCGGCGCTGGGGAGGGGATGGTCAGAATCATCCCACTCCCCCTTTTCATAAATAAAAATAAAAATGGATTTAGAGTCATTTCTTGAACAAAAAATAACATTTAGATACCATGATAAATTGAATCCAAAAATTTGGAATGGTGACAAACTCAAATCAGAAGTTAAAATTAAGTTAGTTAGAATTGGTCAAGCATGGGCAGATTTTGCTAATATCCCCATGGCTTCAATTAAAGATGTGATCCTTGTTGGTGGAAACGCAAACTATAATTATACAGAATATTCCGATATAGATTTACATTTAGTAGTTGATAAGAATAAACTTCCAGATTGTCCAGATCTTCTTGATGATTACCTCAAAGATAAAAAACAACTTTGGGCTTTGACTCACAGCGTTAAAATATACGGACATGATGTAGAACTTTATGCTGAAGAAGAGGGTATTGAACGCCCATCAAATCAAGGCGTCTATTCGGTAAAGTATAATAAATGGATATCCAAGCCAACATATAAAACTCCAGAAGTTGACAAAGCCTTGCTAAAAAGAAAGACTCATGATATAATGGATAAAATTGATATGTTCATTCAAAGCAAGTCTAATGACATTGCTGAAATGAATAAACTCAAAGAAAAATTTAGAGTTATGAGATCTGTTGCTATTCGTAGAGGTGGTGAATTTTCTATTGAAAATTTAGTCTTTAAAGAATTGCGTAACAACGGATATCTAAATAAATTTTCACAGTACATTACATCTAGAAAAGTTAAAGAGCTGTCCCTATGAGTGTAAAAATTGCATTATTGAAATCTAATGAAGAAGTCATTTGTGAAATGAAAGAAGTTTTAACAGATGAAAATAAGTTAGCTTTCTATTCATTTACTTTACCATATGTTGTAAAAATTGATGGTAGAAAACACATCGAAGAAGAAGATGATGGAACACGTCTGTGGGCTATCACTTATACGCCATGGGTCATGTTGTCTCATGACAAAGAGTTTTATGTAAATCCTGATTGGATAGTTACAATTTATAACCCAACTCCAGAAATGGAGGCATCTTATACGGAGAGAATTAATGGACGACTTGGAAATGATGGACATGATGGAGGAACTTCAGGAGGAGACGGTGGAGAATCCTCAGATTCCGATCAAACTGATCCTTCTTAAAGGTGGCATTTATATCATCTCTCAAATAGAAGAGGTGTTGGCAGAATATGGAATGCCAAATTGCAGATTAATTTCACCACGCCAAATTCTTAAAAACGTTTCAACATATTTGGAACAGTTTCCAATGTATACTGATCAAGAAGAAATCATGATGAGTTCAGATTCCTTCTTGACAATTTGCGATCCTTCCAGTATGATGGAAGACATGTACCGCAAAGCCATTGGCGAATGAGATTTTATACTAATGTTCAATTGGTCGGAAACGACTTTTTGATTCGTGGATATGACAATGGAAAAAGTTTTATGACTCGGGAGAAGTACTCTCCCACACTTTTTCTTGCCTCTAAAGAACAGGGTCAATATAAAACTCTTGATGATATCTATGTCAAGCCAGTTCAACCTGGAACTGTGGGTGACTGTCGGGAGTTTTATAAAAAGTATGATGGTGTAGAAAATTTTAAAATTTACGGCAATAATCGATTCATCTATCAGTATATCTCTGATAAGTATCCTGAGGATGAAATCAAATTTGATATTTCTAAAATTAAGATCTTTACGATTGATATTGAGGTTGCCTCAGAAAATGGTTTCCCCAATGTGAGGGATTGTGCTGAAGAACTTCTTACAATTTCAATTCAAGACTATGCTACCAAGCAGATTACTACTTGGGGTGTTAAACGTTTTTTAAACAAACAGAAGAATGTAGAATACATCTATTGTTCTGATGAGCGGGATCTTATTAATAGATTTTTGTATTTCTGGGAAAATAATTTTCCAGAAGTAATTACTGGTTGGAACTGTAACCTGTATGATATTCCATATCTTGCAGGTAGGATTGAACGTATCTTTGATGAAAAAACCGCCAAACTTCTTTCTCCGTGGAAACTTCTAACTAAAAGTGAAGTTTTTATTTCTGGCAGATCCCACATATGCTACGACATTGGTGGTATTACAGTTCTAGATTATCTTGATCTTTATAAAAAGTTTACTTATAAAGCGCAGGAATCTTATCGTCTAGATCATATTGCTTTTGTTGAACTTGGACAAAAGAAATTAGATCACTCTGAGTTTGAAACCTTTAAAGATTTTTATACTCAGGGATGGCAAAAGTTTGTAGAATACAATATTGTTGACGTAGAACTTGTTGACCGTTTGGAAGACAAAATGAAACTGGTTGAACTTGCAATTACCATGGCATATGATGCTAAGGTAAATTATATGGATGTATTCTCACAGGTAAAAATGTGGGATAGTATTATCTACAATTATCTAAAGAAACAGAACATTGTAGTTCCTCCAAAGAAAGAACACAAAAAAGATGCACAATATGCTGGTGCATATGTGAAGGAACCGATTCCTGGAAAGTATGATTGGGTAGTAAGCTTTGACCTTAACTCGCTATATCCCCATCTCATCATGCAATATAATATCTCACCAGAGACTTTAATCGCACATAGACATTCCACTGCAACTGTTGATAGGTTGTTGAATAAAGAGCTTGATCTTTCTGATCTTTATGGTCAAACACTTTGTCCGAATGGTGCATTATTTGATACAAATCGCCAAGGGTTTCTTCCCAAATTAATGGATAAGATCTATCAGGAACGAACCATCTACAAAAAAAAGATGATTGCTGCTCAAAAGGAATATGAAAAAACTCCTACGAATGCATTGAAAAAAGAGATTGCTCGATGCAATAACATTCAAATGGCACGTAAGATTCAACTTAACTCTGCCTATGGTGCTATTGGTAATCAATACTTCAGGTATTATAAACTTGAAAATGCGGAAGCAATCACTTTATCTGGACAGCTCTCAATTCGTTGGATTGAACGTAAAGTTAATAAATATTTCAATAAGGTTCTTAAAACAGACAACGTTGACTACGTGATTGCGGTAGATACTGATTCTATCTATCTTAATCTTGGTGGTTTCGTTGATAAAGTTTTTGCTGGCAAAAATCCAGACACAGAAACAATCGTAAACTTCTTGGATAAAGTCTGCCAAAAAGAACTTGAACCTTATATTGATACATCGTATCAAGAACTTGCAACTTATGTAAACGCTTTTGAACAGAAGATGTTTATGAAGCGTGAAACAATTGCTGATCGTGGTATTTGGACTGCCAAGAAGAGATACATTCTCAATGTATGGGACAGTGAAGGTGTTCGTTTCTCGGAACCTAAACTCAAAATTATGGGTCTTGAGGCTATCAAATCATCAACACCAGCAGCTTGCAGAACTAAAATTAAAGAAGCACTTAAACTAATTATGACAGCAACTGAAGCTGATGTCATAAAATTTATTCAAGATTTCAAAAAAGAATTTCCATCATTACCAATTGATCAAATAGCATTTCCTAGAACGGCAAGCGATGTTGAGAAGTGGAAGTGCTCAAACAGCATTTACAAAAAATCAACACCGATTCATGTACGTGGTGCATTGCTTTTCAATTACTACGTTAAACAAAATAAACTTACTCATAAGTATGCGTTGATTAATAATGGTGAGAAGATTAAATTTATGTATTTGAAGACACCAAACCCAATCCGAGAAAATGTAATCACATTTATTCAAGAATTTCCTAAGGAACTTGGGTTAAATCAATACATCGATTATTCATTGCAATTTGACAAATCCTTCATGGATCCGCTAAAATCGATATTAGATTGTATTGGATGGAAATCTGAACAACGTGGTTCATTAGAAAACTTTTTTGCTTAGGAGAATTATGGATTTTTTAAAAGACATTGTAAAGGAAATCGGTGGCGAGTATACACAACTTGCTTCTGATATTGAGGAGACCGAGACTTATGTTGACACGGGTTCGTACATTTTTAATGCACTGGTTTCAGGTAGCATATTTGGTGGTGTATCTGGGAATAAGATTACTGCTATTGCTGGTGAGTCTTCTACTGGAAAGACTTTCTTTTCTCTCGCTGTGGTTAAGAATTTTCTTGATACTCATCCCGATGGTTATTGTCTCTACTTTGATACTGAAGCTGCAGTTACTAAGTCCCTTCTAGAAAGTCGTGGTATTGATCTGAGTCGTTTGGTTGTTGTGAATGTTGTAACTATTGAAGAATTCCGTAGCAAGGCACTCAAGGCAGTGGATATTTACTTAAAAAAACCTGAAGGAGAACGCAAACCTTGCATGTTTGTATTAGACTCTTTGGGTATGCTTTCCACAGAGAAAGAGATCACCGATGCACTGAACGATAAACAAGTTCGTGACATGACCAAATCTCAATTGGTCAAGGGTGCATTCCGAATGCTTACTCTCAAGTTGGGTCAGGCAAACATTCCAATGTTAGTTACGAACCACACTTACGATGTCATCGGTGCTTATGTTCCTACTAAAGAGATGGGTGGTGGTAGTGGTCTTAAGTATGCCGCTTCTACTATCATATATCTCAGTAAGAAAAAAGAGAAAGATGGAACGGAAGTGGTTGGAAACATTATCAAGGCTAAGACTGCTAAGTCTCGTTTAAGTAAGGAGAATATGGACGTTGAAATCCGTTTATTTTATGATGAGCGCGGTCTTGATCGTTACTACGGTCTTTTGGAACTTGGTGAGATTGGTGGACTCTGGAAGAATGTAGCAGGTCGTTATGAGATGGACGGTAAGAAAATTTATGCCAAACAGATTTTAGCTGAACCTGAAAAATACTTCACTCCAGAAGTAATGCAAGCCCTTGATGAAATTGCACATAAAGAATTCTGTTATGGATAAAATCGAGACAACTATTCTCAAAAATTTAATTTTTAATGAACCTTATTGTAGAAAGGTATTACCTTTCATTAAACCTGAATACTTTAGTGAAAAAATTGAGAGAGTTGTTTTTGAAGAAATAGCTAAGTTTTTAACTCAATATGAAAACTTAGCTACCAAAGAAATTCTTTTTATTGAAGTGGATAATCGTCGTGATTTAAGTGAATCGGAAAGTAAGGACATTCTTACTTTGATTAGAACTTTAGATCCTGATGAAATCAGTCTTGAATGGTTGGTTGATACCACTGAAAAGTGGTGCCGTGAACGTGCCATTTATTTGGCACTCATGGAATCTATTCACATTGCTGATGATGACAGTGGGAAGAAGAGTAAAGATTCTATTCCACACATTCTCAGTGAAGCATTAGGCGTATCCTTTGACCACAATGTTGGTCATGATTACATTCAAAATTACGAAGAACGTTATGATTTCTATCACAAGCAAGAGGACAAAATTCCCTTTGATCTTGAATACTTTAACAAAATTACGAAGGGTGGCATCCCTAACAAAACTCTTAACATCGCTCTTGCTGGTACGGGTGTCGGCAAATCTCTATTCATGTGCCATGTGGCTAGCTCCATCCTGCTCCAGGGACGGAACGTTCTGTACATTACGTTGGAAATGGCAGAGGAAAAAATTGCTGAACGAATTGACGCAAACTTATTGAATGTAAACATTAAAGATTTGCAGGATCTTTCTAAACCTATGTTTGAATCTAAGATTACTGCAATATCTAAAAAGACTCAAGGTAAACTTATTATTAAAGAATACCCTACTGCATCAGCACATGTTGGACACTTTAAGACTCTTCTCAATGAGCTGAGTATGAAGAAAACTTTTAAACCAGATGTTATTTTTATAGATTATCTGAATATCTGTGCCTCATCTAGATATAAGGGGAGTGTTGTAAACAGCTACACGTATGTTAAAGCTATTGCTGAGGAGCTTCGTGGTCTTGCTGTGGAATGTAATGTTCCTATTGTCTCCGCTACCCAAACTACTCGCTCAGGTTATGGGTCTTCTGATGTTGAACTTACTGATACTAGTGAGTCCTTTGGTCTCCCTGCTACTGCTGATCTTATGTTTGCCCTTATTAGCACAGAGGAATTGGAACAGTTGGGACAGATTATGGTGAAACAATTGAAGAATCGATATAATGATCCAACAATGAATAAAAGATTTATGGTTGGAATTGATCGTGCAAAAATGCGTCTCTATGATGTTGAGCAGTCAGCACAGAAAGATCTGGTTGACAGCGGACAAGAAGAGGAGTATAATAGTAAAGAAACCAAAACAGCAAAATTTGAGGGGTTTAAATTTTAATGGAAAAGCAAATTGATTTTAGTCGTTATGTTCACTTTGTTGATGCTGTAACTTCTGATGCATCAAAAGATTTTGTTGCTCTTTCTGATCGTCTGGTTGAACTTGATGCAAAGGGGGCAAATATTGAACGACTCCTGACTGCTGCCGTTGGTATCAATGCTGAAGGTGGTGAGTTTATGGAGATTGTCAAGAAAATGATCTTTCAAGGCAAACCCTTCAATGAAGATAATCGAGAACATCTGATTATCGAACTGGGTGATATTATGTGGTATGTTGCTCAAGCATGTAAGGCATTGGAAGTTAGTATGGATGATGTGGTTGCTAGGAACGTTCAGAAACTTATGAAGCGTTACCCTGAAGGATACTTTGATGTTTATTATTCTGAAAATCGTGCAGAGGATGACCGATGACTAAATAATTAAAAATGTATAATGCCACCTACATTACGAGTTATTTTTGATCAATTTTTGCAAAAGTATTTGCAAACAAATAAACGTATAGTAAATGATAGAGATGCAATGATTGATTTGTATCTCTATTTTTCGGCATTTATGGATACAAAGATCAAATTAAAACGTAATAAATATGATATAGATAAGTATACCAAACTTAAAAAGTTAGGTATACAATACATCAAACAAGAACCTAAAACAATTTTAAATTATTTAAAAACCATAACACCATGAGAAGTTTTTTAGATTTCATTTCAGAAGCAAAATCTAAAATACCAGTTCTTGAATCTGTTCAAGAAGATATTGATCTTTTTTATTCTGAGGAAGATCTTCGTGAGCATTATATTGCTGGTGAAATTTTTAATGAAGGATGTTTGATTGAGCAGATTTCAACTGGTAAAGTTGGAACTGTTATGCGTCGCGGAACAAATTATTTAATTTGTCTTACTGATGAAGGTGAGTTATTTAAACCATGGATAAGCGATTCTAAAGAAATTTAATAAATAAATATATAAAATAGAAAAAAATTACTAGTAGGAATATGTCTAATCCTTGGCAGCAAATATTTGAATCACACAGAGAACAAATTGAGCAAGAATATATTGCTGAAAAGTATGGTCAGCACAAGAGCGATGAAAGTCAAGAGACTCAAGCTCTTTATGATCTTCGTAACAAATTGAAGAACATGGGTAAGGACGCAGTGGTTGCATACCTTAAGCGTTCTAAAATGTCTCCTGAAAGAAAGGCAAGACTTGCTAGAGAATTGGGAATTAATATTACTGAAGAATTTGTAGATGCTCAGCATAATTCTTATGAATTGGAAGGTGATTCTTTTGAAGCACTTCAAGAAGAAGCAAAAGTTCTTGTAAGAGTTACTAAGGAAGATGGATCTGTATTCCAAAAGAAAATCCCAGCATCGCAATTAGATGATTATAGAAAGAGATATAAGACTGTAGTAGTTGTTGGTGGATCTGAGCAATCCAAAACGAATGTTACTGCAAAGAATGAAGAGTATGTAAGTGAGGCTAAAAAGAAAAAGCCAGCACGTTGGTGGGATAATGATGGTGACGGCATAGGCTATGAGCCAGGCGAAGTATCTGGTAAGTTTAAAAGAAAAACAAAGAAAGAAGAATATTCAGATTGGAGATCTGAAGTTCCTGAAATTGCGGAAGCAACTAAAGCTCAAAAAAGTGTAGAAGGAAAAGCTCACGCCTCTTATGAAAACCAAGAGGGAGAGAAAAAAAAAAGGAAAAAGAAGTCCGCTAAGTCCGAGTGTAGTTGTTCACATGAAGTAAAGGAAGCTGCTGAGATTCTCGCTTACGAACTTGGTGGGGATCTTGTTGATATTAAGGAATATGTAAAAGCTGCTACTAGTGTCATTAAAGCTTTTGTTAGACCAAAGCCTATAGTGATACCTCAAGTTCCATTTATTAGACCAACTAAACCAGGTCCAATTGTACCTGCAACACCGCAGCCAGCCCCAGTTCCTGCACCTAAGCCTGGAAAACCTGTTCCTGCACCTAAGCCTGAAAAACCAGTGCCCTCACCTAAGCCTGGTAAGCCAACTAAACCAGAACCACAAACAAAACCCCAACCTCAACCTCGACCAGCTATCAATCCAACAAAAACTGGAATATTGGTTAAAATTGACCCAAAAACAGGAGCAATAACTGGTGGTCAAACACAACCACAAACAAAACCACAAACAAAAGCACAACTACCCTTAACAACACTTAAACCACCAAAGGGAAGAGGACCAGGTCCTGGTACTGGTGGTAGAATACCAGGAGGGCTACCAAATTTATGTACGCCAATTCCAAATCCTTTAACTGGAAGACTGCAACTTCCACCATGGTGCAAAACAAAACCTTACTTACATGATCCAGTTGCTGACCCAGGAAGACTAAAACTTTGATTTTTTTCTAAATATATTTGTCGAGTTCTGTGCATTTTATGTCTGCAGCAATCGCATGGTGTCTTGCTAACCAAGCTTTAATCGCAACTGTTCTTTTTGCAGTTTCGGAAGGATTGGGAGCAAACCCAAAAGTAAAGTCAAACGGTATTCTTTCACTAGTTCTTCTTCAAACACAAGCAGTTCTGAAGAAAAAAGGTGCTCAAGATCTTACTCCATGACTTTAAAATTGTAAAATCTTTCGGGATGTTTACATCCCCTTTTTTATAAATACTTCTAGCAAAAAATTATTTCAGGGTAAGAAACATGGCTCTATGGGGTAATAAAGATAACATTGGAGCAGGTGGTACAGTAAATTTAAATTACGCCACCCGAATCGTAACTGGGTACGGTACAACTTTCGGTCAAGTTGGCGCAGCTAAAACTGGTGACATCATTCGCTTTGGTGTTAGAGGTGGAACTGGTTTATATTTTGGTAGTGCTGTTATTGTTGGAATTGCAAGCACTCAGCAAATCACAATTGGCTCAACTGCCAATTTAAGTGGAGCTGCAATTGGCAATACCAGCTTTACAATTAATGAATCACCAATCTCAGCATATCAAGATAGCCAGTATTCTAGAAAGAGAGCTTCTGTTGGTTTAAATACTGCTGATCCCTTTGTATATGGTGTATCAAATGCTAGCCTCGCAGGTGCAGGCAATACTAGCTACACGAGTGGCATTCATGCAGGTTGGGTGGGAATTCAAACATATGTTGACATGCATGGTAAACTAAGAGTTAAGAAAGAAACCTTAGTTGCGTTGTCGGGCATTCAAACTGGTAATCAGCCTAAGTTCCCAGGTCAACTATGATTTAATAATATATGAAATTTGATGAGTTGAATGAAAACAATTATTTGATGTTTGCAATAAAGTATTACGAAAATCCGCAAGCAGCAACTCAAGAAGATTTTCTTGAGGACATGAAAAGATTTAAGTATATCAAAAGGCTGCTTAGGAAGTATAAGAATACTGGTGAATTAAATACTCATTTACTCATCAATCATTTCATTATCATCTATAATATTTTTGGTGATGCTGCCACTCCTTTATTATTTTTTAAATTAGACAGAGATCTTTGGGGAGTGGTTAAAACCTTTATGGTATTTTTACAAAGGTTTCCTGAATATCCAAGATCAATACTACACGATGTAGATCTTGACGATAACTGTATGGCACAACTTCTAAACCTATAATGGAAAAAATAGACAGAATTATAAATATCATTAGATCATTAAATGAAGATGCTCCTACAATGAGTTTGGGTGCTGGTAAAATTGCGGGCACTACAGAGGCTGGAGATCAACCACCAGTAAGGAAAAAGTATCTATATCTGGGTAATAAATCACGAATACCTTGGATGCAAAGAAGAAAACCTCCCGTATAAAAATGTTTCCCACATCATCCACCGAAACAAAAATAGCATTACTTGAAGAGCGCATCACTGTTTATGAGCAGATGATGGAACGCATTGATACTGCGATTCAAAAGATAGGAGAGACGAGTCAAAATATCAGTCAAATGCTTGCTGTTCATAATGAAAAAATTGAACAGTGCAATAGAACAGATAATTTAATTGTATCAATGATTGAAGATATTAAAAAATCTTCAAAAGAACAACATGATGAAATTAGTAGAGAACTTGGACAAAGAATAGAAAAGGTAGAAATAAAAGTAGAAGGACTTTCTAAGTTCAGGTGGCAACTTGGTGGCATAGTAGCAGTGGCAGTGGTTGGCTTAGGACTTATTGTTCCTTTTGTTGACAACATGATGCAAATACCTTATAATGGGAGCAGTCGTACCATTACAAAATGAGTTATGTGGACAGCAAATTTATCGGGCTGCTGTCAGTTCGGTTACCTAAGTTTGCGAAGAAAAAAAATGGTTTGTATAACTTTCGATGTCCCTATTGTGGTGATTCAGTAAAGAATAAAAATAGGGCTAGAGGTTATATCTACCAATACAAGAATGACCATAACTTTAAGTGTCATAATTGTGGGGTATCAAAATCCTTTACACATTTCCTAAAGGATCAAGATGAAATGCTCTATAAACAGTATGTCTTGGAGAGATACAAAAATGGTTTAACTGGTAAAGGTACTGTGACGCCTGACCCAGAATTTAAGTTTGAAAAACCTAACTTCACTAAACCGCTTTTTGAGCTGCCAACAATATCAAAACTAAATACATCACATCCAGCTAGAGAGTATCTTACCAACCGCAAAATACCAGAGGAATTTTTTTCTCAATTGTACTACGCAGAGAACTACAATGCATGGGCTGGCACACAAAACACAAACACTGAATCAAGAATTATCATCCCTTTGTTATCAAAAAATAAAACCTTGTTTGGATATCAAGCAAGAGCTTTGGATAAGAATTCAAAGCTTCGTTATATCACAAACATTCTTGATAACAGATATCAAAAATTATTTGGACTTGATCGTATAGATTATAGTAAACGTATATTTATTACCGAAGGGCCATTTGATTCTATGTTTTTAGAAAATTCGTTAGCTATGTGTGGTGCCGACGTAACCTTAGATAAAGACATTTATCCTAATCGAGTATATGTTTTTGATAACGAACCGCGAAATGCCGAGATCGTTAAGCGTTATGAAAAAGCAATCAATTCAGGAGAGTTGATTGTAATATGGCCCCCCGAGGTTAATGAAAAGGATATCAATGAAATGTTTTTAGCAAGTCGCAATGTCAATCAGGTAGTTCAATGCAACATTTATGGGGGGTTGGAAGCCAAAGTCAAATTGTACCAATGGAAGAAAGTATGAGCAACGGAACTAAAGTAGTAAAAAGAAACGGCGCTCTAGAGCCCTTGAATCTAGAAAAACTTCATATCATGGTTGAGGAGGCTTGTAAGGGGCTTGCAGGCGTTTCTGCATCACAGGTAGAGATGCAATCTGGTATTCAATTCTATGATGGTATTACTACTGCAGAAATTCAAGAAATTTTAATCAGATCTGCGTCTGATCTTATTGATCTTGAGACTCCCAATTATCAATTTGTTGCAGCTAGACTTTTACTATTCTCGATTAGAAAGTCTATCTATGGAAAGATGAAGGATCTTCCTAATCTTTCTAAGCAAGTTTTTGCTGGAGTAGATGGTGGAATCTATGATTCTCATTTAATCAAAAAGTATAACATGGCAGAGTTTCATGAACTTGATCGTTACATTGATCATGATCGTGACTTTCTGTTCACCTATGCTGGTCTTAGACAGGTTGTTGATAAGTATCTTGTACAAGATAGAAGTTCTGGAAAAGTTTTTGAAACTCCCCAGTTCATGTATATGTTAATTTCTATGGTTCTGTTTGCTGAGTATCCAAAAGAAAAGCGTCTCTCATATGTTAAGAGGTATTATGATGCCATCTCAAAACACAAAATCAACATTCCCACGCCCATCATGGCAGGAGTGCGAACTCCGCTTAGACAATTTGCTAGCTGTGTCCTTGTTGATAGCGATGACACCCTCGATAGTATCTTTAGCAGTGATATGGCTATTGGCAGATACGTTGCACAGAGGGCGGGGATCGGCATCAACGCTGGTCGAATCCGTGGCATCAACAGTAAAATCAGAGGGGGAGAAGTTCAACACACGGGTGTTGTACCATTTCTCAAGAAGTTTGAAGCGAC